CCGGCGGGCCCGGTACCGTGCCGGCAACGCCTGCAGTGCAACTGCCGGCCGGCACGATGTTCACGCGCATCACCATGTCGCTCGCGGCCTGCAACATGGACCAGACCGCGGCGGCCGATCACGCCGAGCAGCTCTGGGGCACCGAAATGGGCCAGATCGTAGCGAACCAGGAGCAGTCGACGAACGTACGGGGCGGTTTCCTGGTCAATACCGCCTACAGCGCCGACTTCATCGACCTTCTGCGCCCCCGGGTTGTCGTGCGCCGCCTGGGCGCTCGCTCGATCCCGATGCCAGATGGCAACCTGAGCATGCGCAAGAAGACGCAGGGCACGACCGCCGGCTATGTCGGCGAGCGTCAGCCGGCGCCGACGACCGACGTGCAGGTTGGCATGATGTCGATGTCGGCAAAGACGCTGCGCGCGTTGGTGCCGATCACGAACCAGCTGATCCGTCGCGCCTCGATCGGCGTGGTGCAGATGGTCCGCGACGATCTGCTCGAAGGCGTGGCCGTCAAGGAAGACGCCGTATTCATCCGCAACTCGGGTGATGCGCTGACGCCGAACGGTCTCGCAGCGCTGATGCTCACCGCCAACAAGATCGCGATCACTGCCGGCGGGGCGACGCTGGTGAACGTCACCAACGATCTGATGAAGGTCCGTCTGAAGGTCATCAACGCCAACGTGCCGATGATCAGCTGCGGCTGGATCATGAGCCCGCGCTCGAAGATGTTCCTCGAGACGCTGCGCGATGGCAACGGCAACCTGGCATTCGCCGAAGTCGGCGCGAGCGGCACCCTGTACGGCTACCCGATCGGCATGACGACGTCGGTGCCGGACAATCTGGGCGCTGGCACCAACGAGTCGGAGATCTACTTCGGCGACTTCTCGCAGCTGCTCATCGGCGACACCGAGGCGGTCACGATCGCCAGCTCCGACACCGCGGCATACGACGATGCCGGCGTGATCCGCTCGGCATTCTCGAACGACGAGACGGTGGTCCGCCTCATCGCCGAGCATGACACCGGCACCCGGTACGCAGCCGCGTTCTCGATGCTCACCGGCGTCAACTGGGGCGGCTAAGCCGCTCCCGGCCTGATCGCCGCTCACCACAACCAACCTCCCCTCGGGCGGCTTCGGCCGCCCGAGGGGCATCTGGAGACCCGGAATGACCGTCAAGTTCAACCATGCCCACTCGGTGGGCGCGCACTACAACAAGAATGACGTCGCGACGTTCGAAGGGGACGTCGAGAAGGACCTGATCGAGCGCAAGATCGCCGACAAGCACACCCCGGCGAAGCCCGCCGAGAAGCCGGCAGCCTAAGCGATGGTCGACGTAGCGGCGATCGATGGCGGCGTGCTGACGATCGCCGCTGCGCGTACCTTCCTTCGCGCCAGCAGCAGTGCTGACGCGCAACTCGCGGACCTTATCCCTGCAGCGCAGGGGCGCATCGAGAGCTTCCTCGGTCGGGAGCTGGTCGGCGCGGCCGGCTGGGCGACGGTCGACCAGGTGCCCGCGATGGTGGCGCACTGCGTAAAGCTCGCCCTTTCCGACTTCTTCGTGAATCGCGAGGCGCCGCAGCTCACCGACGATCAGCTTCGCCCGATGATCGGCCGTTACATGGTGCAGTCGGTCGGATGATCGTCGTTCGTCCCGGTGAACTCGAGCACCTGGTGCGCCTCGAGCGCAAAGTCGTCAGCAAGAAGTTCGGTACCGCAGGCGCCGAAGCTTGGGAGCTGGTCGAGGAGATCTGGGTTGGCATCCAGGACAAGCTCCCCAGCCGCGGTGAGGACCTGGAAGGCGGTTTCACTACCAGCAAGCGGCCTGCGCGGATCCGCATGTATTGGCGTGACGATATCGATCCGAGCATGCGCCTCGTGCTCGGCGATCGCATCATGCAGATCGTCGCAGGACCTGCCGAGCTAGGACGGCGCGGCGGTACCGAGCTGATGGTCGAAGATTATAATCCCCGCGCGGTTCCTTCCTGATGGCGACCCGCCGCGGCGCTGCAGCGGTCCAACGCTTCATGGCCCAGCTGCCGGATGAGTTAGAAAACAAGGTCCTTCGGGGCGCGGCGCGCGCTGGCGGCAAGATTATCCTGGCGGAAGCTAAGGAAAGATCGATTTCTTCCGACGTCGACGACGCACTCGTGATGCGAAGCAAGGCGGAGGCTGGCCGAATTCGGGTCACGATCAGCGTTAGAAAGGGTTGGGGGCGGGCGATAGCCAATTGGCTCGAATATGGCACCGACGCGCATTTCATCTCGATCGCCAAAGATGAGAGCGGCGGAAAGAGCGTCGCCCGGATCAACGCTACAGACAAACGCACGATGATCATCGGCGGGAAGTTCGTCGGCGAGACCGTTTTCCATCCTGGTGCCAAGCCGCACCCGTTCCTGCGCCCATCGCTCGATATCAAGGGGGCCGAGGCGATCGCCGCGGCTCGGAGCTATCTGAACGCGCACGTCACCCGCTCCGGGATCGTCGCCGGTGCCGAACCCGAAGGCGACGACGAATGACCGGTGTCGATATCATTGGTGAGCTGCTGCTCGGTCACACCCCGTTGCTTGAACTGATCGACGTCGAAAGCGTCCAGGCCGGTGCGCTGCCTGAGCAGGTTGTGCTGCCGGCGTTGCTCGTGCGCCTGGTCAGCACTGTCGAACGGCAGATGCTGAAACGTGGCGCGACCGTCAGGACGATCGATCGCGTGTCCGTCACCGTGCGCGCCGACACCTATGCCGATCAGGGCGAGGCGATCCGCCTCGCCGTGAAGGCATGTGCCGGACGAACCGGCAGCTACGCCGGCGCTGACAATGTTTCCGTGCTGACCGCCGGCCGCGGCCCCGACGCGCGGGGCCCGGGCAACAGCTTCGAGCAAGCCCAAGACTTCCGCGTCAGCTTCGACGCCCCCGCCTGAAACCAAGGAGACCATCATGTCCAAGACCGAGAATAAGACTGTCCGCGCCGTCGTCACGCGCGACTTCAAGAATGCCGGCACCGAGCAGGAGTTTGCCAAGGATGCGGCGCTCGAACTCAGCGAAGGTGACTTCATCAACTATCACGCGGCCGGCCTGGTCGAGCGCGCGCCCGATGACAGCACCGCGGATGCCTCCGTCAGCTAATCCGTTCGCTCGCCGCCCGGCGCGCGATTTCCGGCCGGCTCAGGCCGGCGCTACGACACCAGGAGCATAACTATGGGTTCCCAGACTGCTGCGGGCTCTTCGCTCGCGATCTCGGCCGCGTCGCCGTCCACTCAGGACTCGACGGGCTACGCCGCTCTGTCGTTCGTCGACATCGGTCAGCTCGAAAAGCTCGGCTCGTTCGGTGCCAGCTTCGCCAAGGTTGAATTCCAGCCGCTCAAGGGCGCCAAGCAGAAGTATAAGGGCTCGGCCGACTACGGTGCGCTGCAGCCGTCGATTGCGATCGACACGCTCGATGCTGGCCAGATCCTCCTGCAGACCGCTTCGGACGATGAGTCGCAGAAGCTGTATGCCTTCCGTGTCACCTATCAGGATGGTGCGAAGCGCTACATGCAGGGGCGGTCGTTCGGCGCGCCGGAAACCGCCGATGGTGCTGACAGCATGCTGATGGCCACGCCGACGATCGAGATCTGCACCAAGATCGTCAAGGCGGCCGCCTAACCTCTTTCCCCTCCCGGCGCCCGCGACGCCGGCATCTCATGCACCAGCTCGCCTCGCTATCGCGGGTGCGGGGCGGGTTGGTGCGCCATCCTCCCGCGAAGGATCACACCATGAAGTTCAACATTGCTCTGCTCGCCGTCGCCTCCACGGCTGCCCTTCACATCAAGAACCCGAATGGCGAGCCGCTGTTCGCCGATGAAGAGCGTACCCTGCCGGTCCGCATCCATCTGCATGGCCCGGGCAGCAAGGCATTCGGTGTCGTCGAGTCCCGCCAGTCCGCGCGCACGTTGAAGCGCATGCAGGACAATGACGGCAAGATCACCGCCGCGACGCCCGAGGAGCGCCTTGCCGAGACGGCCGAGGATCTCGCCGCGCTCACGTCGCACTTCGAGAATTTCGAATATCAGCCGGAAGGCGCAGCTGAGCCGGTCACCGGTGAGGATCTGCCCCGCATCGTCTACGCCAACCAGGGCCTCGGTTTCATCACCCGCCAGGTGATGAAGTATGTCGCTGACTGGGGAAACTTCAGCGCCGTCTCGAAGGCGGCGTAAAGCTCTACGTCCGGCAGATGGCGTGGCTACATGCCACGCCGAAACCGGACGAACGCAGCCGGCGTGGTCGGGAGGAGCCCGCCACGCCGAGGCTGAGCAGGATCGACGATCTGAAGCGGAAAAAGATTGATCCGCCGATGCCCCCCAATCCCGCGCCGCATATCACGGACTGGCTCATCGAGATGGGCCTGACCGAAGCGGCGGGCATGGGTGCCGTACCAATTAGCTCGAGCGAATTGGCTGCATGGCAGGGCAACACCGGCGTGCGCCTGGCGCCGTGGGAAGCGCGTCTGATCCGCGAACTGTCGAAGATCTATCTCGCCGAAGGGCGGGCCGCTGAAAGCGAGAACTGCCCGCCGCCATGGCGGGCTCCTGTGACCCAGCGAGAGCTGGATATCGAGGAAGCCCAGCTGCGCGCGCTGCTGGGATAGCGACCGGGGAGGATGATTTATGTCCATGGAAGATTCCTCCCCAAGGCTCGAAGTCGGCTTTGATATCGATACAGGGGACTCGTTCGGAAACCTCCTCCACCTTCAAGAGGTGATGCAGTCGACCGAGGCAAAGATGTATCGGGCTGGGCAGCAGATCGAGCGCGCCACTCGCGGCATGGTCAACGTTACCGGCGGCACCTCTAACATCGTGGCGTTCGGCAACGCCGCCACGCGCGAATTGCAGAGCGCTCGGCTGGCGATGGCCAGTACCGAGAAGGCTGGCGAGCGGATGGTCGCCCAGCTTGAGCGCCAGAACAACGTGTTCGGGAAGACGCGCGAACAAATCCGCTCCATGAACGCCGAATTTAGGGCCTCGGCAGCTGAGCAGCAGGGCCTGACCGAACTCGCCCAGCGCATTCGCTCTGAGGAGGCCGCGCTGTACGATAAGGAGTTCGCCGCGGCCAGCCGTGCGGCTCAGGAAGCCAAAGATGCTGCCGAGCAGAAGGTCATCGCAGCGCAAGCTTCGGCTCAGGCCATCGAGCGTGAGGCTCAGGCGGTTCGAGAGGCCGAGTTCGCCTATGCGAAATTCCAGGCGCACGCCAAAATCAAGTCGCGCGAATATAACGAACAGCAGGCCGCCAACGAGATCGCCCAGCGCGAGGCCAATGCTGCCGCTATGCGCCTCGAAGGTTTGGCAGCCGAGCAGCTGACGCGCGAACATGCGCAGCTCGCCGCAACCGTGCGTGCATCGCATGACGCCCAGGTCGCCGACGCGGCCGCGGCCGAGCAACTGCGTATGTCGACCGATCCGCTCTACGCCGCCACGAAGAAGCTCAATGCCGAGATCGCGGAGTCGACGCGACTGTATCATGCCGGCGCGACCGCACCTGCGGAATATGCGCGGCAGCAGGATGTGCTGACCGGACGGCTGCGCCAGAGCGCGCTGGCGCAGGGCGAGTTCGACCGCGTCGCCAAGAAGGGTAAGGGCACGCTCACCCAGCTATCGTTCCAGCTGAACGACGTTGCCACGATGGCAGCGATGGGGGCTCCGCCGTTCCAGATCTTCGCCAGCCAGGCCGGCCAGATCTTCCAGGTCGCCCAGATGGCCGAAGGCGGCGTGAAGGGCTTTGCCAAGGAAATGGGCGGCCTCGCGGTCGCGTTCCTGCCGGCGATCGCCGTTGCCTCCGTCGCCGGCGTCGCGCTCTACCGCTGGAAAGAGCAGATCAACGACGATGCCGGCATGAAGAAATTCGCCGATGGCCTCGGCCTGACGCACAAGGAAATGAAGAAGCTCGGCGATGTGTCCGTGACGACTGGCGACATGGTCGCTGGCGTCTGGAAGACGATCTCGGACGGCATGAACATGGGCGGTTCGGGCAAGTCCATCATGGATTACATGTTCTCGCCGAACGACGCGCAGCAGGTCCAGGGCTTCCTCGCATCGATCTACGGCACATTCACCGGCACCTATGCGGCGATCGTCGAGCTATGGAGCAGCATCTCGACGTCCGTAACGGCGTACGTCTCAGCGGCAGCCGCGGCGGTCGCGCAGTTCTTCGCGCCTGTCGTCGCCGCGGCGGAATGGGCCGGCAACGGCATCGCTCAGATCTTCAGCGCGATTTACAACCGGGTCGCTGGCTGGCTGAAGTCGATCGGCAGCGCCATCAGTGACTTCGCCGGACCGATCCTCAAGGCCATGGGTCAGAGCGATGCGGCTACCGCGGTCACCAGTGCGGGCAGCAGCCTCGGCAAGGCGTTCGGTAAGGGCTACGCTCAGGGTGCCGGCCAGGTCATCAAAGGAACGAACCAGTTCGTCGCCGACTCTGCGAAGAACGCCATCGATCACGCGCAGGCCGCTGCACTCAAGAAGGCCAATGCGATCAAGGCAGACCGGACGCCGAAGAAGACCCCGGTCGACAAGCACGCTGAATCGCTGGTGCGCGATGCCCAGGCGATCGAGGCGCAGATCCGCAACCTCTACAAGCTGGCGGATGCCTACGGCGTGTCGGGTGCCGCGGCGCTGATCGCCGAGGCGCGCGTGAAGGCCGAGAGCAAGGCGATCAAGCAGCAGGCCGATATCGAGGCCTCCGTCGATCGCCAGGTGCGCCTCGCGATCGCGCAGCGCGTCTCGGACTCGGCCAAGTCGACCGTTGGCGCACGCGAGCAGGCGGCTGCCCAGGCGGCGGTCAATGCGCAGGTCCTCGCCGGCCTGGTACCCGCCGCGCGCGCGGGTGAGATGGTAAAGGATCAGATCGCAGATCTCCCGCTGGTCGCCGCGATCGAGGCGGCACGGACGCGGGGCCTGACGACCGAGGCGGAGCGCGCGACGAAGGCGCTAACCGACCAGCGTACCGCCCGTGCAGCGCTGACGAAGTCGGAACGTGACGCGCAGTTCAACACCGATATGGCGACCGGCGGTGACCGTCTCGCCGAACTGCGCGAGGAGCAGCGGTTGATCGGCGCGACGGACGCCGTGCGGGTGCATGCGCTCGCAACGCTGAAGGCGACGCAGGAAGCGAATGCCAAGAACCTCGATCCGGCTCAGGCGGCTGCGTATATCGAAACGCAGGTCAAGATTGCGGATCTGGGCGAGACCAATCGTCAGGCACAGGACGCGTACAACGCCTCGTTGACGGCGACGGCGGATCTGTTCGATACCATCGATCAGACCGCGCAGCGGGCCGCCCAGGGCATGGCCGATGCATTCGGCAAGGTCGGGTCTGTCATCGGTGACACCCTGACGGTGATGACCGGCTATTACGCCGACCAGGCGAAGCTCCAGGAAGCGCACGACGCGGCGATCCGGGCAGCCGGGCAAGATCAGACCCGGATCAACAACGAGAACCGTCTGTTTGCACTTCGGTCGTCGTCGCAGCAGATCGGTGCGTTCGGCGACATGGCATCGGCCGCCAAGGGGTTCTTCGAGGAAGGCTCGGCGGGCTACAAAACGCTCGAGACGGCCGAGAAGGCGTTCCGCCTGGTCCAGTTCGCCTTGTCGGTGCGCGCGATCGCGCAGGACGCCATCGAGACGGGTACCAAGATCGCCAACAGCGTCGCGCGCATTGCGGTCGGTGCGACCGAGGCGGTGGTCAATGCCATCAAGAGCCTGCCGTTTCCGCTGAACATCGCTGCCGGCGCGGCGACCGTTGCCGCCCTGGCGTCGATCGGCGTCTCGATCGCCGGTTCGTTCGGTGGCGGCAACAAGAACACGCTGGCGCCGACCAATAGCGGCACGGGTACCGTGCTCGGCGACACGTCGGCCAAGTCCGACAGCATCAAGAATGCGATCGATGCGCTGAAGGAGGTCGACACTTTGACGAACACCTTCGCCCGCGAAATGTCGGCATCCCTCAAGTCGATCGACAGCCAGATTGGCGGCGTCGCCAGCCTGGTCGTGCGCGCCGGCAACATCGATGCGTCGACCGGCGTCACCGAAGGCTTCAAGGCGAACGCCATCGGTTCGGTGCTGAGCAAGATCCCGGTGATCGGCGGGATCCTCGGTGGCCTGTTCGGCTCGAAGACCAGCGTCATCGGCACCGGCCTGTCGGGCGGTCCACAGTCGGTCGGCAACATCTTGAACAGCGGCTTTGACGCATCCTACTATTCGGACATCGAGAAGAAGAAGAAGCTGTTCGGCCTCACGACCAGCACGAAATACTCGACGCAATACAGCGGCGCGGATGCTGGTCTCGAGAATCAATTCACGATGATCTTGAAGTCGTTCAACGACGCGATCGCCGCAGCAGCCGGCCCGCTCGGTGCCGCAACCGGCGACGTGCAGGCACGGCTCAACGGCTTCATCGTCAACATCGGCAAGATCGATCTGAAGGGCCTGACCGGCGAGCAGATCGAGGAGAAGCTGTCGGCCGTGTTCGGTGCCGCAGCCGACGGTATGGCCGCGGCCGCCTTCCCGGGGCTCGAGCAGTTCCAGAAGGTCGGCGAAGGCGTCTTCGAAACGCTGGTGCGGGTCGCGTCGACCGTCGAGGCGGTAGGCGCTTCGCTCGATATGCTCGGCACCAGCTCGCAGACGATGGGCATCGGCGTGAAGCTTGCCCTGGCGGATCAGTTCGACAGCGTCTCGGCGCTGACCGATGCAGCCGGCGCCTATTTTCAGACCTTCTACTCGAAGGAAGAGCAGGCGGCTGCCAACACCGCGCGTCTGAACGGCGTGTTCGGCAGCCTCGGGCTGGCCATGCCGGCAACGCTCGCTGCTTTCCGCCAGCTGGTCGAAGCGCAGGACCTGACGACGTCGGCCGGGCAGTCGACCTACGCCACGCTGCTAAAGCTCGCGCCGGCGTTCGCCGACCTGCAGACGTCGATGGAGGGTGCCAAGAGCGCGGCCGACATCGCCAGCGAGCGGCAGGATCTACAGCGGCAGCTGCTCGAGCTGCAGGGCGACACCGCGGCGATCCGCGCGCTTGACTTGGCAAAGCTCGATGCGAGCAACCGCGCGCTGCAGCAGCAAATCTATGCGATCCAGGACGCGCAGGCGGCTGCCACCGCCGCAAAGACGCTGGCGGATGTGTGGACGTCGGTCGGCGA